TTTTCTACTTCATCACATACATACCAAAAAACCCAAGACATTTTGCCGTCATTCCAATCTTTGTCATTACCATAACCATAAACACCATAAAATTGATCTTTAGCTGTTAAATAAATATCCTCTTCAACTTGTAGCCACTTAATACCAATTTTACCTTCTTTATTTGATTTGGGAAGTTTAGGTAATTTTTTTAAATTTCTAATATATTTTAATATCCACGCTTTTAGCTTGCGTTCTCTTTTTTCTTTAGGTTTCATATTATCCCTTCTGCTCGCTTGTTAGTTTTACAACAGACGCTCGCTTGTTAGTTTTAAATATGGCGTTAGCGTGGGACTTGCCCGACTTTGCCATAACGCCATATATCCATACAAAATTAAACATCTTGCACAAATCCGTTAAAATCTTTTTTTGCTTTACCTTTAGCAATTAAACCCACTACAACTTTTTTCGGGTCTAAGTGTCTCAAGTCATGTTTATCACCATTAATTACTTTACGCCCTAGCCATTTTTTAGGTAGTTTTTTTCTAAATACTGTCGCTATATTGTACTTAGTTTTTAATATTTTCTTTACATCATCTAAATTATTCTCAGCTTGTGAATAAGTTAGATCATAATTTTTAGGTATTTTATTTTTTTTATCTAATCTATTTGTTATTTTAGTATAGTCTATAAATTGTACCTTAGGGTTGTTTTCCATAAGATTTAAACCGTTTTCTAATCTATAACGCTCAAAGGGTAAATCGGAAGTTCCATTTAATCTAACAGTATATTTTAATTTTTTTCTTTTTGCTCGCTCGCTTGAAAGTTTTATCTCACGGTCTAAATGATTTAAAAATTTCATCCTATCAGCTAAAAAATAATATTTTTTGTTTAATCTTGATTTTTGAACGCTTGTCATTTGACCCCGCCCGCTAGTGTTTAAACATAAGTCTATACAAACGGGGCTAGCATTAGCGCATATATTAACACCACCTATTTTTGAGGGCGCTAGGTGTAATATTTCGCTTAAATATTTATACCCATTTGATTTTTGCATTTTAAAGGTTGAAGACCCTAAAAGCTTTTTTTGTGGTTTATATGTATATTTCATAATTTATCACTTTCGTTTTTTTATTGTCCCCGCTATCCCATAAATAGCGGGTTTATTGCAAGGACAATAACATTTTTATATATAAGGGCTTGACTTCTATTTGTCAATAGGATAATGAAGGATAATTAAATAAATAAATATAAAGGATAATATAATATGAGTAAATCAACATATCCAACTAAATATCAGTTGGAACATTTAAAAAAGCGTATCAACCAGGAAATTGACCCATTAATAGAACAAGCGCAATTAAGCGTCAAATCTATTGTGGCTGATCTTACTGAAAGCGCTGAATTAAAACTTGCTAAAAAAATAAAAGCGGACGTTGTAATAAAAGAACTTGAAGAGGCTATTGAACAATTAGAAATAAAACAACGTAAAGCCCAAACCTTTTTTGGTAAAATAAAAGACCCCGAACTCAAGGGCAAATTAAGTTATAAATTCGATAACGAAGACAGAGACAGTTATTATTCGCACGATCGATACGGCAAGGGAATACAACCCGAAGATTGTCGAGATCAATTAAGAAGTTGGGCGCAATATCTCGCTGAAATCGAGGCTGAAAAAACACCCGAAGGCGCTAAAGTTAAGGAATTAAAACTTTATAAACAAAGTGCGATTAATTCAGTTTTTGAGTGTGGTGTCCCCGAACAATTAAACATCGTACTTGAGAAAGTGTTAAATGGTGTCGGCATTGTTTGGAATAAAACAAAGGCACTTCAATTAGAAAATAAAGGGTATAATTAACACTTGACAATATAGGGGATAATGAATTATTATCCCCTATATACAGACATGAATAATAATAAAAATAATTGGATATTTTCTTTTGATAAGGACAAAAATATATCTTTTGCTATTGCAAGTGTTTTAAATGGTTATTATGAACATAACTATCCTATTAATGCACATAATATTCAAGCTATTCAATCAGTACACAATTTAAGTAAATCAAAAGCTAATAAAGTGATTAAAAAAGCAAAATTATTTATAGCTTATAAAACTAATAATAAAGGATAATTAAAATATGGACAAAAATTTAGAACAATTATTGTATATCACGGGACAATCTCACGCTAAT